ACTGGGCTGTTTAGTTTGATATGCAGCATCACGCAATCTGCCCTCGAAACTACCTATGGGTGCCTGCACATAGACGTCCCTCTGTACCTAACTGTGCTCGCTGAAAAAATAATAAAGCTCACTTTTGCTACTGTTCAGGTATCGTGCATGGGTACGTGCGGCTGGCTTCGGGGCGTCTGAGCATGTTTAGTTGCCGTGGAATACAATTCTGTAATGTACGGCAATTATCGCACCCAAACTTATTCAGTTTCCTGCTTGCTACCTGTACACTTTTGCCTTATTGTGAGTTCCAGTTATCGCGCTATTGCAAACCCATACTATTGAAGGAGCTTCCAATGCCTGAAACCCCACACGTCAACAAGTACGCACATTACTTTCCTCCTGTACCTCTTGCAGATCAGAGTGACCCCAAAGTTATTGCTGATCTTGCTGAGCTGAACGCGTTAGTTCTCACTCCAGAAGCTATTGCACTTGCTAAGCAGCTAGAAGAAGAGAAGGCGGAAAGCAAGCGTTCGTACCTTGAAGAGAAGAGCAAGCAGAGTAAGCCGCCTCCGAACTACCTCCGTGCGCATGAAGCTATTATCGACCAGCTGCTTATTGATCCAGGTGCGACTTATGGGAAGTTGAGCAAGCTCACTGGCTACAGTCGTGCATGGCTCAGCAAGGTTATCTCCAGCGATGCGTTCCAAGCTAAGCTCGCACAGAGGCAAGCAGCTCTTGTTGACCCTATTATCCTGTCCAGCATCGAAGCTCGGTTAAAAGGCACTATCGAGCTGTCCTTGGACATCATCGACGAGCGCTTAGAAGCTGCTCCCAAGTTCGACGATGCACTTGCTGCTTTCAGTGCTGTCTCCAAAGCTATGGGCATGGGGCAACGCGTGGCTGCTCCAGTAGTGCAAAACTCCTTCATTGTACGCTTGCCGGAAAAGACGTTGAGTGCAGATCAATGGGCAGCTACTCACAGCGCAAATGCTGGGCTGCAGAAGTATCGCGAGGGGGCGTCTGGGGCTACGGATGCCGAAGTTCACACAGCGTATGAAGCTGCAGTTGCTGAAGCTGCGTTTGATCCGTTTGCAGCAGTAGCAGGGGCAACTTTTGCTGAAGTAGTAGAAGCAGGTGCAGAAGCAGCCGCCCCTCTGTTGTCGCCCACGTTGCCGGATTCCCCTTCTTCAGCTGTGGAAGCTGCTGCAACTTATGAAGATGGGCTGAAGTGGATGGCAACAGTAATGTCGGAACCGAAGAAGTAGCGCTGAAGTAGGCGCTTCCGCAGCTTGGGGGCGTCTGCGCGTTGCTGTTTTGTAAGTATTAAGAAGTGGCAGGAAGAGTTGCGGAAGTAGTATAAGTAGTAGCAGAGTGCGTGAGGAAGTGAGCAAGTGAGCAACAGAGGGGCGTCTGGTATTGTAGCAGAAGCAGCAATAGTAAGTTGCTCAAGTATGCGCAAGGTCAAGTACAACACCGACTGCGAACCCATGCTAGTATACTTCAACAATACTATTAGCGCCAGACCATTCGCACAATACTACACGCGCACAATTATTAGTATAGGGGGGGGCGTTACTCCGTAACGTAGTGTAACTTGATCAGATCACCATGTCAATAGGAAAACTTCACAATGAAAAATACTGAAAATTACTTGAATAAGAAGGGTAGCCGCCCCTATGTTGCTTGCATCCGCACCACTTCAGCATACTTCAGCAGCTGCAAATCCTACTTACTTGACTGGCTTCAGCTGATTCCAGCAATACTTGGGGCGCTTGTTGGTATAGGGGTCGGCTGCTTCGTACTGTACTTGTTCTTCTTGTGTATTACTAAGCTTGTGTAGCTGTAGCCGCCCCTTTGTACTAGGCATCCGCAGCTTCAGCACTAGTTCTGCAGCTTACAACAGAGGGGCGTCTACTACTTTTACTCAGTTACTGTACTTTTTAACTATTCTTGCCGTACATTACAAATTTGTACTCCACGGCAATTACCAAAAATAAGGCTAAGCTTATGAGCTTCCCACTATCAGCACCTCCGACCCAGCTGAACCCAGTAGCTACAGTAGTCTGGCAACCACAAGAAGGTCCACAAACAGCCTTCATCCAGTGCCCAATTTTCGAAGTTTTCTTCGGCGGCGCTCGTGGAGGGGGCAAAACTGAAGCTTCCATCGGCGATTGGCTCGATCACTCTGGAACTTACGGTGAAGCTGCTATCGGTATCTTCTTCCGTCGCAAACTCGTCCAGCTTGCTGAAGTAATTGCTCGAACTAAGCAAATTTTCACTAAACTTGGGGCTAAGTACAATGAACAACAGAAAACTTGGACTATGGCAAACGGTGCGCGACTCAAGTTTGCCTACTTGGAGAACGATGCAGATGCTGAAGAATACCAAGGTCACTCCTATACTCGCTTATACTTTGAAGAAGTTACGAATTTCCCTTCTCCTGACCCAATTGACAAGCTTCGTGCTACTCTACGTAGCGGCTCTGGTGTACCTTGTGGCATGCGGCTTACTGGGAATCCTGGTGGTCCTGGGCACTTATGGGTAAAAGCTCGTTACATCGACCCTCAGCCAGCTGGATACAAAGTAATCACTGAAACTTGTGAAATTGAAGACCCCGACACCGGAGCAACTGTTGAAGTATCCCTCAGCCGAGTCTTCATCCCCTCCAAGCTTAAGGATAACAAGCTTCTGATGCAGAATGACCCTACCTACGTACTCCGCTTGCGTCAATCTGGCTCAGCTGCACTGGTAAAAGCTTGGCTAGAGGGGGATTGGAGTATGATCGATGGTGCTTACTTCAATGAATGGGATGAGGAACTACACGTTTTACCAAGCCACCTATGGGAGGACAAGATTCCTAAGCAAGCTCTCCGCTTCCGTGCAATGGACTGGGGGTCTTCCGCACCTTTCAGTGTAGGTTGGTATGTAGTATCCGACGGAACTTGGGGGCTTCCTAAAGGGGCTCTGTTGAAGTATCGCGAATGGTATGGAGCTGTTGGGCCTAACAAGGGTGTGAAAATGGAAGCTGGTGCTGTAGCTCGTGGCATCAAATCCCGTGAAAAAGGTGAGCATATACAGTACGGTGTAGCAGGTCACGATATCTTCATCCGCAACGGTGGTCCAAGTATCATGGAGAACATGGCTATCAATGGCTGCATGTGGAGGAAGGCAGACAATAAGCGTATCCCAGGCTGGGAACAACTCCACTACCGCTTGAAAGGTGAAACTGGCGAAGACGGCTACGTGACTGTACCAATGCTATACTTCCTCGATACTTGCACAGACACAATCCGCACTTTACCTGTGCTGCAACATGACAAGAACAACACAGAGGATGTATCCCCAGACGGTGAAGATCATGCACCTGAAGAAACTCGCTATGCCGTGATGTCTAGACCTTGGGTGCCTAGGAAGAAACCTCTGGCAGGTAGTGGCTTGCCAAAACTTCCAGGTGAAAAGACTATTAATGAGTTGATAGCGGAAAATAAACGGCTGCAAAATACTAACAGATAAGGAAGTGCCATGAAAGTTGATGACGACACACTGCTTGAAGGTGGAGATACTCAAGGAGAGGGAAAAGAAGAACCACAAGGCCCAACAGATGGTGCCGTGGAGCTTAAACCCTTGTCTGCGGCTGTTGTAAAAGAGTGGGTAAAGGAAATTGAGAAAGCTCGTAAGCGTGAAAGTGAATTCCGTAAGGAAGGTAAGGAATGTGCTGATATTTACGAGGCTGAGAAGAAGACTGAAAACGAGTTCAACATTCTCTTCAGCAACACTGAGACTCTTGCACCTGCTTTGTACAGTGCAGTACCTGTTCCAGTAGTTGTACGCCGATTCCGTAAGGAAGACTCTGTGGGCTTAGCTGGTGCTGAGGTTATCAAGCGCGCTATTCAGTTCTTGTCAGACTCTGGGGACAAAGCTTACCCTACCTTTGATGAACTGCTCAAAGCTGCTGTCCTAGACGCTCTGATTCCAGGTCGTGGTGTCACTAGATTCACGTATCATGGGGAAGTCGAGCCTGCTACAGGGAAAGTAACAGAGTGCGCGTATGGTTCAGAGGTTCCTTGGGATCGTTTCTTACTTGGCTATGGGAGGACTTGGAAACAAGTGCCTTGGATCGGGTATGAACACAGGATGACAGAGGAAGAAGTTGAGAAGAACTTCGGTAAGGAAGCCTCAGAACGTCTAGAGTATGTAGAAAGCTGTGGTAAAGGTAGTGCAGAGAACGGCGCTATGGAAGATGAAGAGTCCAAAGGTGTCAAACTGGCTATTGTATATGAAATCTGGGACAAGGACACTAAGCGAGTACACTTCTTCTCTGACCAGCAAGATTCCGCAGGTTTACGTTCTACAGAAGACCCTCTGGGATTGTCGGGCTTCTTCAACTGCCCGAGGCCTCTGCGATTCACTAACAGAGTCTCTGGGCAAACTCCTATTGCGCCATACAAGATGTACAAGGTGCAGGCAGAGGAGCTGAATTTAATTACTGCCCGCATTAACTCACTTATCAAGATGATGAAGGTACGTGGGTTCTACAATAGCAGTTTGGAAAACGTAGGGGATTTGCTGAAGGCTTCCGACGGTACAATGATGCCTTTGGAGAATGTAGCAGCTTTGTTCTCCCAAGGTTCCTCCAGCCTCGATGCTGCGTTCTGGTTCTTCCCTGTGGAAAAGCTAGTAGGTGTGTTGCAGCAATTGTACACTCAACGGGAAGCTGTAAAACAAGTTATCTACGAACTCACAGGTATCAGCGACATCCTTCGCGGTTCCAGTGTGGCGAGTGAAACTGCAACTGCACAAAACATCAAGAATCAATGGGGGACTCTACGCTTAAAGAACTTGCAAAAAGAAGTTTCCCGTTATGCTAAAGACTGCATGCGGATTCTAGGTGAGATTTCTGCTGAGAAGTTTTCACAAGAGACTTTGCAAGTGATGACTGAAGTTGATATTCCTACTGCGGCTCAGCAAGAACAAGCTCAGATGGAAATTCAGGTACAGCAGCAACAGGCTATGGCGGCTCAGCAACAGCAAGCTATGCAGCCTCCAATGCCTGGACAACCTCCTGTGCCTCCGCAACCCCCACAGCCTCCAGAACCCCCACCACCTGAAGTACAGGCGATGCTGGCAAAGCCGAATTGGGAAGCTGTAATGGCGATGTTGCAGAATGACTTCATGCGGAATTACAAGATTGATATTGAGACAAACTCTACCATTGATCCAGATAATTCTGAAGACCAGAAGAACATTTCTGACCTATTGAATGGGTTGAGTCAAGTGCTTAACGGTATGGCGCCGTTGATCCAATCAGGTCAGATGCCGTTTGACATCTTAAAGAACTTGCTGCTAGTAGTCTCCCGTCGCTTCACCTTTGGTACTGAGATTGAAGAGCAGTTGAAGGCTATGCAAGCTCCTCCACCTCCGCCGCCAGAGCAACCTGACCCGCTGAAGCAGCAAGAAATGCAGTTACGTGTGCAAGAAGCTCAGACTGCAGTACAAGCAGCACAAGAGAAAGCAGCTGCTGATCAGCAAATGGCTCAGATAAAACTTGAGACGGAGAAAGCCAAAGCTGCAAATGAACAGGCTAAAATGCAATTAGAAATGCAGATGATGCAGCAGCAAATGGCTCTGGAACAAGAAGCGCGGCAGCAGGAACATGCAATGCGTATGGCTGAGATGGCACAAAAAGCCTCTATCGCTCAAGCTACTCATGGGCAAAAGCTGCAACAATTACTAGCTAAAGCCAACCAACCTAAGGGAGACTGAAATGCCGATTTACCTGTACAAGTGCCTGAACGGGCACACTTTTGATAAGTTTTTAAAAATGGCAGATTCTGATGAAGAGCAATACTGCGAATGTGGAAGACCTGGGCACAAACAAGTAACAGCTGCTCGGGTAGTAGCTGACTATGCAGGCTATGAGTGCCCGATTACCGGTGACTGGATTGAAGGTCGTGCTGCCCACAGAGAGAACTTAGCCAAGCATGGATGCAGGGTATTTGAACCTGGGGAGCAGGCAGCAGCAGCTTCCTATGTGGCAAAGCAGGAAGAAGAGATGGACAAAGCTGTAGAGAATACAGTGGATGAATTCATAGCTACCCTTCCAGTCGAAGAGAGGGACGCTTTAGCTTCTGGCCTAGAAGCTGGATTAAATGTAGATTTTGTAAAAGGCACAGTAACAGAAGAGTAACTAACTATTAACTAACTTCGCAGGGGAATTAACATGTATAAATCATGGATGCAGTACACAGGTAGAAAGTATCGTGAAGAGGCTTCAGAATTCGGCGACTCTGGAGGCGGTATGGAGGAAGCTGAATTGTCAGCTGCGGTTGAAGACATCGGCAGTGCTTTAGGCTTCTTAGATGATGAAGGCGAAGGGGATGACAATGACAGTGTTATTGACAAAGCACTTGATGAAAGCCCAGCAGCGGAGAAGGCTCCAACTACTGAGGCAGAGGCAAAGCCTGAGGCTGAGAAATCCACTGGGGAACCGGCCAAGAATATGGTCATTGGGGATATGCAAACCCCACCAAGTACTTGGCGTAAAGAAGCTGCTGAAACTTGGGCTGCTCTGCCGGAGACTGCTAAGATGGAGGTGCTGAAGCGCGAACAGGATATGATGTCTGGTATCGAGCAGTATAAAGGTGATGCGGCAGTTGGAAAGACCTTGCAGAACATCGTAGCTCCTTATCGTGAGATTATGCAGCAGCATAGCATCAATCCTGTGCAGCACATTGGGAACTTACTCGACACCCACCACAAGCTGGCCACAGGTTCTCCTGCCCAACGATTAGCACTATTCCAACAAATTGCAGGTACTTATGGCATCCAACTAGGGGGCTCCGATGCTGACAACAAACCAGGTTCCTACGTTGACCCTGAAACTGCCAAGTTGCAATCTGAAATCGACGAGCTAAAATGGGCGCAACAGCAACAGTTTCAGCAAGCGCATCAACGTGAACGAGCGGCTCTTATGACCACAGTCACGGCGCAAGTAGAAGAATTTGCTGCGAAGCCTGAGAATAAGTATTTCGATATGGTAGCTGGTGAAATCGGTGATTTGTTAAAATCCGGTGTAGCTAAGAATCTTAAAGATGCTTATGACAAGGCAATCTGGACAAACCCTCAGACTCGTGCTCTTGAAGCTCAACGCCTACAAGCGGAAGCAGCAGAGAAAGCAAAGAAAGAGTTACTGAGTAAGACTGCTCAGATCAAAAAGAGTACTAGTAGTAATATAGTCACTAAACCAAGAGACGGCAGCAGAACAGCTCCAACTGGAAGTATAGATGACACGATGAAGGAAACTGCTGATAGGCTGTTCAAGCAGTAATCACAGTTATTTTATATCTGTTTCTAAGGAGAAGTAAAAATGCCAAGCCCAAATGCAGTCTTCACCGAATTGGTGACAACCACGTTTCGCAAGCATCGGAAAGAGTTTCGCGATAACGTATCTAAAAACAACGCACTGTTGGCGTACCTGGATAAAGGTAAGCACACTCGTGAAGAAGACGGCGGTCTGTCTATCGTGGAGCCTCTGGATTACGCTTCCAATGGTACATACCAACGTTATTCTGGCTATGATGTCTTGAATATCGGCGCTTCTGATGTGTTGAGTGCAGCAGAATTTCAATGGCGCAACATTGCTATCAGTGTGGTAGCTAACGGTACTGATTTGCGTAATAACAGCGGTCAATCTCGTATTATCAACTTGGCGAAAGCTCGGATGAAGAATGCGATGCGCACTTTCAAAAACAACTTCAGTGTGGACGTGTACTCTGACGGTACGCTTACTAACCAGATCAACGGTTTGCAAGCTTTGGTGTCAGATACTGGTACAGGCACTGTTGGTGGTATTGACTCCAGCACCTACACATTCTGGAAAAACATTGTGCAGTCTGCGGCAGCTCCATTGCAAGGCGGCGGTGCGGTGACAATGTCCAGTACTACCATTGAAAATCAGATGTTGAACTTGTGGCTGGCGTTAACTCGCGGCGATGATAAGCCAACAATCTGCGTTGCTGATGCTATCTACTTCGCTATGTACGAAGCTTCCCAAGTTTCCATCAAACGCTACACAAGTGCTGACGAAGCTCAAGGTGGTTTCTCCAAGTTGAAGTACAAAACAGCTGATGTGATCTACGACGGTGGCTCTGGTATCCCTTCCAGCCATATGTACTTCCTGAACATGGATTACATCAACTTGGTAGCACACAAAGATGCCAACATGACTGAGCTGAGCAATCAGCAACCATACAACCAAGATGCTTCTGTGATTCCAATTATCTGGCAAGGTAATTTGACACTCGGCAATCGTGCATTGCAAGGTGTGATGAAGGCATAAGCTTTCTCAGTCAAACAAGAATAATTGCCGTGGAATACAGAATTGTAATCTACGGCAATTAAAATTCTCAATTTAATTACCTGAAAGAGGTCTTAAAATGGCTTATGTTATGCAAGAGTCTTATGTAGGTGTACAGCAAATCGCTGACATCTCTTCCACTCAACGTCATCCACTAGGTATGATCATGCGTGCAGCTGATCCTATCTATGGTGCTGGTGAGTTTATTTACTTAGCCGGTGTTGCTTCTACTGTACTTGGTAGCTGGGTAACTTACAATTCAGATGACAATTCCACAACGCTGTTAGCAGCTAATGCTATCGGCCCAGTTGCAGTTGCGATGGGTATTAACGTTGCTTCTTCCTACGGCTGGTATCAGATTCAAGGTAAAGCGGTTGGCAAAGCCTTGGCTGCATTTGCGGATAATGCCAATGTTTACGCTACAGCAACTGCTGGTAGTGTGGATGATGCTGTTGTGGCAGGTGACCGAGTCAAAGGAGCTAAAGGCGCCTCTGCAGTGGATACACCTTCCACAGGCTTGGCAGAATTCGAAATCTCCTACCCATTCATGGATGATGCCTTAGCAGCGTAAGTAACACAATAAGTCACCGTTGTTCTCCCTGCGGTGTTTTCCTTCCAGTGACTCTTCGGGGAAGCTGGGAGGTTTTTTAGGGAGTCTAATAATAAGTTGTACTTTTGCGCAGGGGCAATCATGGAAAAAGGTAATCCACCGTATGTCACGTTTGAGAAACGTGCAGTTGAAGATCGTGATGCATCTATTGAGCATGGCAAAGCTATGTCGAAGGATGTGGACTATGCACTTATTACCCCGATGGGAAGTAAGGATCGCGTAGAGCGAGTAGTGAGTGACTGGTTTGAAATGCTGAAGCGTGAAGTGGTTGATGGACGCTTTCCACAAGAATGGCTTACAGCTTTTCAGAAAGCTTATGAAGCTTGGCAAAATGACCAAGAAATTCCAGTGGAAGGTACTCCGATTAAGCAATGGACTTACTTATCACCTGCGCAAGTGAAGAATCTGCTAGTATGGCATATTCGTACAGTGGAAGACATCGCCTCTGCTAATGAAGAAACCATTCGTCGCTTGGGCATGGGCGGATATTCTATTGTACAGGCAGCTAAGGATTACTTAGCAATGTCTACTGACTCAAAGAATAAAACTGTCGGCGAATTAGCTGCTTTGCGAGCTTCAGTGGAAACACTAAAAGCATCTAATGAAGCATTGCAGACTAAGTTTGCTGAAGCCCAAGCAGCGTTGAAAGCAAAAGCAGCTTAACACAAAGAGGAATCCCATGAACGTCTTAAAGATAATCCGATCAGTCTGTGGCAGACTTGGGCTTCCTCAACCAACTGTAATTGTGGGTAATGATGACCCAATGGTGGTGCAGCTTACTGAGTTCCTTTATGAAGTTATTGAAGACTTAGCAGATCGAGGGGCTTGGCAGATTAGTACAGTACCTACGACCTTTACGACTACAGCAGTGGAAAATCAAGGTGCTTTGAGCACTTTATTCCCACTTGCCTATCGTTCCTTGGTCAATGGTACGATGTATAATCAGACTACTCGGTTGCCAGTAGAAGGCCCTATCACAGAGATTGAATGGGAAGCTTACAAAGCACTTCCTACAGGAAGAATTTTCCCGAGATTCCGCATGTATGGGGGGAACTTGTACATGCAACCAGCTCCTGTAGCAGGTCAAACTGTAGGGGTGGAGTACCGGAGTGAATACTTGTTGACTACGATGGTAGGTTCAGTAGTAACTCCTACAGAGACTATTGTAACTGACAATGACATCTTCACTCTCTCCAAAGCTATTATGATTCGCGGCTTACTATGGAAGTGGAACTCACGAAAAGGGCTTTCCTATGCGGAAGACTTCAATCAATACGAAATTCTAGTGTTGAATGCCCTTGGCAGGGATGGGGCTAAAGCTACATTCAATATGGCTGGGGAAGTCAACACTCGTCAGCCAGGGATCCTCGTGCCTTCAGGTAATTGGATAGTATCATGATGCGAAAACCTGCCTTTATTCGTGCACAGCGAAGGGAAGAGATTGGGGATGTTATTACCAGAGCAGCTCCTATTGCAGGTTGGAACGCGAAAGACCCTGAAGCTGCTATGGCTCCAGAGTATGCTTTGCAACTGGAGAACTGGTTTCCCACAGCTGCGGATGTCGTATCCCGTAAGGGACGTTCCCCTCACCTCACAGGAGTCAGTGGTTCAGTGCTGTCACTGATGAACTACGCGAATCCCTCGAAAACAGAGTTATTCGCAGTTACTAATGCAGGGGTGTTTGATGCGAGCGTCGCTGGGGCAGTTGGCTCTGTTAAAATTGCTCTTACCAATGGCAAAGTTCATCACGTCAATATGAATTCTTCAGGGGGTTCATACTTAATGGCTGTGAATGGGGTGGATAACTTAATTCGGTACGACGGAACTTCTTGGCTGTCTATCACCGGAATAGGCACAGGAGCTATTACGGGAAAAGCTACCAATTTACTTTCACACATTACAGCTCACAAACGTAGGCTTTACTTCGTAGAGAAGGACAGCATGTCTGTGTGGTACTTAGCTGTGAATACCATTGCAGGTGCTTTAACTGAATTTCCTCTAGGACAGCTATTTGTCCGTGGCGGCAAGTTAGTGGAGATGGGAACTTGGACAATTGACGGCGGCAACGGTGTGGACGACTATGCTGTGTTCTTAACCTCTGAAGGTGAGGTAGCAGTTTACAAAGGCTCTGACCCTAGTGATGCAGCTAATTGGGCATTGGTAGGGGTGTACTTTGTAGGAAAGCCTATAGGCACAAAGTGCTTGGAAAAATTCGATGGGGATTTGTTGGTACTGACTCAGGTTGGCATATACCCACTTTCTAAGGCTTTGCAAGCTGCTTCAGTCAACACAGTGCAAGCTCTGAGCGACAATATTGCTACTGCTTTTATGGAGGCTTCTTCCCTGTATGGAGCTAACTATGGCTGGGAAACTTGCATATTCCAACAAGCTCCTTTTGTGCTGGTCAACGTACCTACAGTGGACGGAACCTCCAGTCAACAGTTTGTAATGAACACAATTACCCAAGCTTGGTGCAAGTTCACCAGTTGGGATGCTTTCTGTTGGGCAGTGTTTGATAATAAACTGTACTATGGAGCTGCTGGGTCAGTTCAACAAGCTTGGACTACAGAAGCTGACGATGGGGATGATATTGTATGCCAAGCTCAGTGTGCCTATGACTATTTTAATAATCGGAAACGCAGGAAGCACATCAAGCTGGTATACCCACACTTCAAAGCAGACGGTGGGGTAAAGGTGGAAATTGGGGTAGCAGTGGACTTTGAACCTACAGCTGCTCGTCAGTTGAATCCAACTTCCTTCATTCCGCAAGCTGTATCCTACTTCGGAACCGCTCACTGGGGAAGCTCTATTTGGTCTGGCCTCTACGGCTTTAAGCGAGATTGGAAAACTTTATTCGCTCCTGAAGGTTACGCATTTTCCTTCCGAGCAAAGGTCACTAATAACAGCATCAGTGTCCACTGGCCCGCTACAGACTACATCACGCAATCTGGGGCAATCTTCTAATGTATCAGATCATACGTTCCCAAGGTGTAGGCATCGGCGAATGGGTGTGTGATCGCACTGGAGGTACTTGGTCGGACAAGACAGGCACTACCTTGGGGATTACCTTAGATGGTATTCTAATCGCTGGTGTCTTGTATGACAATTTTAACGGTGCTAATATCCAAATGCACGTCGCAGCTGAGGATGGAAAATACTGGCTCACTAAAGAGTTCTTACACGAAGTATTTTTCTACCCTTTTGAGTATCTGCAATGTAAGAGGGCAACAGCAATCATCCCCTCTACTAATGCAGCAAGTCTCAATATTTGCAAGCGACTAGGCTTTACGCAAGAGGCAGTCTTGAAGGAAGCACATCCTGAAGGCGATCTGATAGTGTTTTCGTTAAAGAAAACTGATTGCAAATGGTTAAAACTTAAACTTCGAGGAGCTCTTCATGGGCAAGGCAGATCCAGCACCAGCACCAGATTATGCAGCGGCAGCTAAAGAACAAGGTATCAATGAACGAGAAACCGCAACCTTTAACGCGGCGTTAAATCGCCCTGACGAATTTAATAATCAAGGTGCTCGTCAATGGAAGTTGAAGGAAGGGGCTGACCCTAACAACCTTCAACCAGGTGATTACCAACTCACCACATCACTATCCCCCACAGAGCAAAAACTCTACGACATGGATGCCACTAATCGACTAGGGTTAGGGGATTTGTCCAATCAAATGCTGGGAGCTGTGAGCAAAGGGCTTGGGACTGAATTTGACATGTCTCAAATTTCAGCTAAAGGAAAGATCCCTGTAGGGGAAACTTACAAATCCGGCCCTGAATTAATAGCTGGGCAATTAGGCACTGGCCCAGCTGTTGGGGGGACTGATCTGCAAGCAGGTCCTCGAATCGCGGCTAATACTAATCTCAGTGGAGTAGCTAGAAAATTCAACTCAGCTGATTACAGCTCCGATCGTGAAAAAATAGCCAAAGCTGTGTATGATAGTATGACTCGTCGTAATGAAGGGCAGTTTGCTAGGGATGAAGCGGCTTTACGAGATCGCTTAGTGAACCAAGGCCTTGACGAGACAAGTGCAGCATTTCGCTCTCAGATGGAAGACTTCACCAACAGAAAAAATGATGCGTATCAAGAAGCGGCGAGGCTCGCAGAAATTGCAGGTAGCCAAGAGCAGACACGTCAAGATACAAGTCAGGGGCAAGCTTTTCAGCAGCAATTGGGCGCGAATGAAAGTAACTTTGGCCAACAGTCTACAGCCGCTATGAATAACTTTGAGCGAGCTAAGGCTGCTGCAGCTCTTAATTATGAGAGCAATAAAGGAGCTGTAGAGAGTAATTTCCAAAGAGCACAGGCAGCGGGGGCGCAGAATTTTGGACAAACTGCTCAGGCCTTAGATGCTAATTATTCCAGAGGGATGGCTAGTAATCAGCAAGCCTTAGATCAAGCTTGGAAATTATACTCAGCGCAGGAAGGGGATCGAGCTTCTAGTCTGCAAGAACAAGCTTATTTACGTTCCTTACCTTTGAATGAAATTAATGCAGTTCGCTCAGGTTCTCAAGTAAATGCACCACAATTCCAGAATTATGCGACTGGTTTTGCTGCCAACTCTGCCCCACTTTATCAAGCTGCTAAAGATAATCACAGTGCGGCGGTTGAAGCTGCTAATGCTAAAAACGCAGGCATTAATAATGCCGTAGGCTTAATCGGTAAGGTAGGGGCTGCTTATATGACAGGTGGTACAAGCTTATTGGCTGGGGGGTAATATATAATGCCGTATCAAATTAAATCTGGCTCCACTAACTTCGATGCAGAAGCCGCTGGGGTAAAACGCAAACAGTCAATTGCTGATGCTTTACTGCAAGCTGCCCTTTCTGACAAATCTAATGGTGAGATGGTAGGCAGGCATTATGTAGGTAAGGGGTTGACTAACTCTATCGGCAGTATCATTGATGCCTTGACCTCTAGAAGCTTGAGTGAGGCCGCTAGGAAAGAAGGCACCGAAATTTCTAACCAAAAGAAAGCAGCTCTGGAGGACGAACTTTCAAATTATATGGCAACTAGCCAAGGCACTGCAGCTAAGGATATTCCGTATACTGAGGGTCAGATTGCGCAAATGATGCAGAATGACACTGCGTTACCTGAGCAAGGACGGACTGAGGCAGTGGCTCCTGATCGTAGGGCGGCAGCAGTCCGAGCTGTTGCTAGTCAGTTCCCACAGCTGCAGGCACTTGGACAGATGGATTTGCAGGAACTTACTCGGGCACAAAAACCTGTTCAGGAAGAGTGGCGTGATCCAGTGCCTTTCGAGCGTGATGGTAAGTCTGGCTTGATGATGACTAGCAAAACTGGCAACACTAGAGTACTGGATGGATTTGCACCTTTGAAGAAAGAGCCTTTGGTGAACATCAACAATAAAGTTGGGGAGAATACAGACAAAGGGTTAGCTGATGAAAACATCAAGCAAATTGTAGCTTCAAAGGATGCTGCAGAAAAAGCGCAGAAATCGTTCCAAACTATGATTCAGTTAAAACCGTTGGCAGAAACTATCCCAACAGGTACTGGAGCTGAGTATATGATGGCTATGCGTAAGTTTGCTTCAATGGCTGGCTTTCCAGATGATGGTTCTGCAGCAGCTGGAGAACAAATGGTAGCTGCCTTAGAATCTCGAATCCTCGAAAATGCTAAATTATTAGGTACTGGGTCAGGGTTCACAGAAAAGGATTATGATAATCTGAAGAAGATTTTAGAAGCTGGGCAGCACTTGGATGGGGCTACTATCCGTCATGCTATCAACAGTGGCTTAGCAGGTTCAATGAACACTATGTTCAAGCATGAGCGTATGCTGGAAACTGCAGGTAAGCAAGGGGAATTAGGCTTTAGCCCTGAAAAACTGGCTAACTTCAAAGTAGCCATTCCACAGAATGAAGGTGCTTGGAATGATGCGGAGTTTGGCTATGATGAGCAGTCACGTCAGCTTACAGCTAAACCGTTCAAGAGAGGGACTTCCCCACTTGAGGTGCAAGCAGCAAAACGCGCAGCAGTATCGACTCCGGCAACTCCAGCAATCATGACTGCAGCTGAATTGTTGGCTAAACGCAGAGGAGGTCAGTAATGGAACTGGATGACTTTCAAACTGTGAAGCTGAAGGACGGGACTACAGTTAAGTTCCCGAAGAATCCTACTGAAGCTGACTGGAAAGTACTGGAAGAGCTGGAAGGTACGAGTAAGGAACAAAGCACTTTAGGGAAAGCTGGGGATTGGGTAAGTGAGAATACTCCTGATGTTGTAAAGAATGTCGGCAGTGCGCTGGTTAAAGGTGTTACAGCACTCCCTTCCTTAGCTATTGAAGGTGCAGAAGCTTTGACTCCTAAGAGCCTGAAAGATACTTATAGGGCTAATGCTATCAAAGACCTGGAAGATAAGATTAATCGTAAACCTTCCCCCGAAGGCACTTGGTTCAAGCAAGCTCAGTATGACGATAACACAAAAGCCAAGATGCGGGCGCAGTTGGAAGAATTGCGTAAGGGAAAGCCTACTGTGTCAATGGCTACAGCTTTGGCCTCCGAATTGTACCAACCAAAAACTACTGCGGAAAAGTACTTAGATCAAGGTATTCAAGGTGCAGCTAGCGGCGGTAGGAATTACATTGTCGGCGCTCTTGCAGGTCTCGGTGGGGAAGCTGGGGGTCAAGCTACTAGAACTGAAGCGAATCCTGAAGGCAGTGCGATTGCTCGGGTAGTAGGGGCTTTAGCTACAGGGGGAGGTGCTGCTTTGCTTAACTCACTTGGTGGTACTAAAGCTGATCTGGCTAAGAAGATTGTTGACACGTTACTCCCTGGGGATGTGGAGAAAAGTGCAAAAGCAATGCGAACTGGGGTGTCGGAAGGCTTGCCACTTACCTTGAATAATTCACTGCCGGATAATGAAGACTTAGCTTCAATGGCTAAATATTTAGCTTCACACGAAACTGGTAAGGAAGTAAAACGCACAATTAAGAATCAAGCAGGGAATGTGCGTGGAGGTACTGCAGAACGTATTGCTGAACTGCCTGGGGAAGTAAATTCCAACTTGATCACTGCAAATGATTTAAAGTCCAAAGTAACAGATGCATTCGCGGCTTTGAAGAAAGAGAGGGATGATTTAGTAAATCCTTTATATGCTCAAGCTATGGATTTAGGTGGGCATACTACGGATAAAATAGCTAAAAAGATTGATACCCTATTGAAACTTCCAGGAATAGATATCGAAGCTGCAGGAAAGCTTAAGCAGTTGAAGGGAGAATTGCTGGACAGTTCAGTACGTCCTGGAACTAAGCGCACATTGCCTGCTGACATCAAAACGGCTATTGATTCTTTAGCTGACAATAGAGCTTTGGCAGGAGAAAATCCACTAGCCCCAAAAACTACTGGAGCTTTAAAATTAGCTAAAAAAGAATTGTTTGAGGTCTTACGACAAAGTGCGGATGAGCTAGGGGCCCCTGAACTTTCTTTGGCTAATGAGGCTTATAAGAAATTTACCAAAGAGAAAATTATCCCCTTTAAAGAAAGTATTAGTGGTAAAGTCTTGGGCCCTCAAGGTTTTATTGAAGGCAGTAATGCTGCTGAAGGTGTTTCCAAAGGGCTCTTTAAAGGGGAGAATCCGGATGCTATTGGCAGTAACATTTTAACTCTGAACAAGGACTTGCAAAAAACCCATCCTACAGCTGTAATGGATGTCTTCAAAACGCATCTGAGCAACACGATGAAAGATATTCCAGCTGAAGCTAATCCTGCTGAGTTTATCCGGAATAAGCTGTGGAATTCAGCAGCGAATAGAAACGCCACTGAAAAAGGCTTACAAGTTATGGAAGAAGCACAGCAACTTCCTGCAGGTACTTTGAGTAAAGGGTTCAAGCGTTGGCTGGATTTGGTAGACAACGTAGCGCAAAGTGAAGTTAAAGTGGTAGGTAAAACAGCTAGTGAACTTGCTGAAACTGGTGGCGCTAACTCCGCTAGTCGAGGGCTTGGTATGTTGACTATTGCACCTTTTGCTGGCCCTCGGGATACTATTAGTAAGCTGTACTTGAACTCCGCTTTGAAGGGCATTGACCAATTATTTGTAGAACCTGAAGGACTACAGATGTTAGTTGAGTTGTCTAAGAAAGCTACGACAGATAAAATGGCGAAGGGTATGATCGCTACAATGCTGAACACTGGTCGTGAGGCTCGTAAAGTGAAAGAAGAGTACGACGCTACGACACAAGCAAAGAAAGACGCTGCAGCAGCGGCTCAAGAATAATTGCCGTACATTACAATGCTGTATTCTACGGCAATTAAACGAAAGGATTTAACATGGCTTACAATGGATCTGGCACATTTGTTGCCTTGACAGCTCCGAACTTCCCCGCAGTTGATGGGAATGTAATTGTTGCGGCTTATTACAATGCAGTTATTGCTGACTTGATCACAGGCTTGAACAAAGCTATATGTCGGGATGGGCAGTCTACTGCTACAGCAGATCTTCCTATGGGGGGCTTTACGCTTTCTGGGATTGGGGCAGCTAACGCTAACGGCGAGCCTATTGAGTATGCGCAGTTTCTTGCTGCTCTAGCTAACTTAGTGGTGAGCACCTCTGCAAGTTTACCCGCGAATACAACTATTGGCAGTGTGAGCCCAACAGAACTTGCTTATCTTGATGGTTTGACAGCTAATATTGAAACTGCTTTTGCGAAGCTTGCTAGCCCTGCTTTTACTGGTGTACCTACTGCACCTACAGCAGCCCCAGGCACGAATACCACACAACTTGCTACAATGGCCGCTTTATACGCTGCGGCAATGAATGTAGAGCTACCAGGTCAGAGTGCTCTTACACAGGGTATGGCATTGATCAGTGGCTTGAATGTTATAGGGCAAGCTGGTTGGGGGACTCTGGCGGCTAATGGGAATTCTACACTTACTACGAGCGCAGTGGATATTCAGTTGACAGCTGCGAGTACAAGAGTACAGGGTGTTACAATGACAGCAGCTGATAAAGCTGTGAAACTTCCTGATCTGAGTACACTTACTTTGCTGAAAGGTTCTCCGGTGTTCGTGGTGCCTAATACTGGCAAGATTCCTTTTAAAGTTACTGACTACGCAGGGAATGCAATAGCTTTGGCATATGCAAAGCAGACAATTGCTTTGACCTTGATTAGTACTACTACAGGGGAACCTGCTTGGAAAGCGCACAATTGGACAGCGGACAATTCCCCACTTGGCATGTACTTGCTAGGTACGCAAATAGCTGCAAGTACAGATGCAGTGAACAATGCAGAAGGCCGTATTGCAATCTGTGCTTTGAGCGACACGCAATTCTTGTATGCGTTTGCGAATGGTGGCACTAGCAGGGGAACTGTGCGGGTTGCGAACATAACTGGAGTAACCCCTACCTTTGGCACAGCTTTTGATTTCAGTACTGTTTCAATCACCTTTTTAAGTATTACAGCACTTACCAGCAGTACAGCAGTAGTCTCCTATCATAACGGTACGACCAGTGAGGCTAAATTACTAACTGTAAATACAGAGGCAAGTACAGTTACAGCAGGGGCAGCTTTTGACTTTGCTACAGCTGCTGTTAGCGCTACTTCGGTAGACCGAATGTCTGACACTACAGCGCAGCTTATGTGGAGAGACACTTCAAATAACTTACGCACTCGCTTAGCTACCGTAAGTGGCACTTCCCTCACTGGGGGCACGGTGGCAACGATCCAAGCAGCTACGGCAACAACTGAATCCAGAGTAGCTTCATTGTCGGCTACGAAAGCAATTGGCACTTATATCTTGACCAGTACAGGGTTCTTACGTAGTGTGGTGATTGACATTACAGGGACAGCTTCCGCATCGGCAGGGGATATTGCGTTGACTGCAGCTACGACCTCAGAAGCTGGGCTTGCGAGTATGTATGATGGGGAAAGAGCCATTGTTAGTTACAACTATGCAGGTTCTACAAAGGCGTTGAGTTTAAAGGTTAGTGGGACAACCATCACACCTGGAACTGAAGCTGCGGTTTCCGGAACTGCTTTAAGTACTCCAAGCTTGTGCGCAGTAACTGGCAGATCAGCAATGTTGAACTATGCTTCAGGGGGTGTCCGATTCCACATACTGTTAACAGTGAGACCCCAAGTGTTCAATACAGTTGATGTAGGTGAAGCTTACTCTACAGGAACTACTAACGTAGGCGCTTCTTCAGTAGGCGCAGTGTCTCCCACAGGTAAGTACTTAGGCGGGTTCAGGAATAGCTCTACTTTTGTGCCGAATGCAATTGTACTTGAACTAATGATTTAGCAGTACCAGTAAGCGTCAACTGGAAAAATTGACGTAACTTTATGCAGGGATTTCAAAATGAGTAAATTTATTAATGACCAAGCAGACAATAATCAAGCTAATAACGGCGCTAAGATGGTAAATGTAGATGACCTTATTAAAGTTGAATTATCTGGTAGTACAGTAACTCTCTTCAAAAAAGACGGCACAAATGAAGCATGGGGGGGTGGCTGGGCAATCTTTGATCGTTTTGTGTCAGGGCCTCGAAATCAAGGCGCAGACTTTAATCACTTCCAAGAGCCTAGCTCTGGCAAACATGTGAAAGTTAGTTATGCTGCAGTAGCAAAAGCGGTTGTGGCAACTTCTCCGTACGGCGGCACTACTCAGTATGACGTAACAGTGACTTTTGACACTGAATCTGGTGGGGGCTCTTTAGTGATGACATCTTTGTCAGCTAATTTGGCTCAAAACTTCAACTAATCTGTAAGGTGCTTTCATGGCTACTCAAGATGATTTTCTACGTCAGTTACAAGCTGAATACTCTGGTTACGGGATGGGCTCAGAAGCTGACAAAGCTAGTCACTTGAGTACCCTTGGAGGAGCTTCTACATATTTGACGTCTTTGGCAAATACAAACATAGGGCAGTTTGGGGATGACCAAAAACGTCAAGCATTGCAGAAGGCGGAAATTGCACGGCAGTTAGCTGCAGGTGTACAGAATCCTCAGATGTCACAAGATTGGCAGGATGCGGAAGCTCGCAGGAATCCTACACAGTATGCGCAACAAGACCTAGTAGCTATGCGTCAAGGTATGGACGCTGCTGGGGGTATGGGGAACTTCTTCGGCACTACAGCGGATAGTACGCAAGAGCAATTGAACTTGCGAAATCAGTTGTTGGGTGCTGTGGAAGATCCGTTTGCTGGACAGAACTTGGAAGATGGTGCAGTCCGTGCACAGGTGCAAGAGTATCAAAAGCGGAACCCGAACTACATCCCTGTGAATACCTACAGAGGCGCGGCTCCTGGGTTAGCTGATAGTATCAACCAAGATACTGGCAGAGCCTACCAAGAAAACGGGACGAATGAAAATCCTTGGATTGGTAACAAGGGGTTTTTGCAGACGAACCTGCTGACAGCTCCGCAGAAGCAGATGTATGACAACTACAATGCCCCGCAAGTAGCTCAGCAGCAATCCCCACAGCAACGACCTGCAGCGTATAGTTCTGCTCAAAGTACAACAGGGTATTCTGCGCCAAACATGCAACAACCACAGCCACAACAAACTTCCTATGGGTTTAAGCCTGCAGGAGCTTCTCAACCAAGACCAGCTGCTAAGCCTGCAGGGTACAATGCCCCAAGTTTAGGTTATGCGAGACAACGACAAAGAGGTATGGGGTATGAATAAACCTACAGATCCGATAGCAATCATCTTAGCAAAGCAGATTGAAGTGCTGGAATTAGAAGTAGCGAAGTTGAAGGAAGAGCTTGTAGAATTTAAGCTGATCCAAGTAGAGATAGTGCGAAATACTGAAATGACTCAAGAATTACTTACATTGTTTCAGTCTGTTCGTGGGGGGTTTCGGGTACTTGGCTGGCTGGGGAATTTGGCTAAGTGGGTAGGTGGCCTAGCTGCAGGGTGTTATGGGATTTACACCTACTGGCAGAAATTTACAGGAAGATAAGGAGGTTGTATGTTAGCAAGTTTACTGAGTTTGTTAGGTGGTGGTTTAATGAGGCTACTGCCAGAAGTTATCTCTTTGTGGAATAAGAAGACTGATAACGCGCATGAGCTGGCGATGCTGGATCGGCAGTTTGAGCTGGAGAAGCAGAGAAGTGCTGAGGAACGTGCTAAGGCTGAGATTTATGCAGCTTCTGCACGAGAAGTCGGATACTTGGAAACGCAGAAGGTGGCGCTAGAAACTCAGATGCAGAAGACAGGGTTTGCTATTGTGGATACGCTGAATTTTCTTGTGCGTCCTATTGCTACATATTACTTGTTAGTGATATATGGACTATTCAAATTGGGCAACTTCATTGTAGCTGTGCAACATGGTACAGGTAAGTGGGAAGCTATCTTGACTGTGTATACACCAGAAGATTTTAACTTGTTGTCTGGCGTACTGGCTTTTTGGTTCGTTGGTCGCGTGTTTGATAAGGGCGGAAAATGAGCTCGATCACTGCAGCTGCACTAGCGATTGTAGTTAAGGAACTCGCTCGATTTGAGGGGTGTAAACTCATAGCCTATAAAGATATTGTCGGGGTTTGGACGATAGGCTACGGGGAGACTCTGGGGATCGTAGAGGGAATGGTGTGGTCGCAGCAGCAAGCAGATAGGGAATTGCGCAGTAGGGCTATGGAGTTTCTGCTTGCGGTTGCGGAGTATGCACCAAATTTGCGGAGTGAGGACGCACGGAGATTGGCGGCATGCACGTTACTGGCGTATAACATAGGGAAACGTGGGTTCCAATTTTCGAGCGTTTGTAGGCATGCCAGAGCTGGTAATTGGCAGAAAGCTGGGGAGAGTTTCTTACTGTGGGATAAGGCAGGAGGGAAGAAAGTGCGAGGATTGACGCTTAGAAGAGCATCGGAATCCTCGCTGTTTTTACTGCAACGAACTGTGATGGTTTAGGTTACTTGCAATCTCCCCAGCTTTTAGTTGAAGTTTTAATTCCCACAGGAATCACCAAGGGGTCATCATACGGTATGACGATTTGTGATGCTGCGATGACTTTGGCTCTGAACTCTTCAGCCCTGAGTAAGTCATACTGACCCACAAGGGAGTCATGTACTTGCAAGAGTATATCGACCTCAGGTGAAAGGGTCTCGTCAATCGCAACATAGGCCCTGTTAATAAGGCAAGCAACGGTGGACTGAGGTATCCACGCCACGGCTTGGTTAAAAATGGTGCCTTCGATACGGTCGAAGAAATGAAATCTGTATCCGAATGGGTTAGTAATGTATCGACGGCCACTAACCTGCTTACATATCTCGTCCTGCCATCGCTTAATTTCCGGACACATTCCATAGTACCACTTCTGGATACGGTCAGTCTCGTGCACGAGGAGTCCAATGCGGGGAGCGATTCCTGCAGCTGTTCCAAGGTAATTGGTGCCATGACATAATGCCTTAAACATAGGATAGGCAGGGTGATGCTTGGTAATTGTAGGGTCACGATAATATTCCTTAGCTACTTCAACATAGGGTTTGCGTCCATTGCGGAAGTGGTCTTTCATCCACTCACAGCCGGACTCGAAGGTTACGATTCGGAGATCTGCACTGTCGAGGTCGATGTCGAAGATTTCCTTACCGTCATCTGGTAAGAATAATTTTCGAACATTAGGAAGCACCAATCCGGCTTCCGCAGTTTCGCCTCCGTTGGGTATGTTTTGGCAATTAAGCCCCGTTCCGAAGGCGTTTTTTGAGGAGGCAAAACGATAAGTGTCCGTACCCCCAATGTTAAAGGATGTCCTAATTCTTCCATCAATGTCAAGAGGAGCTTGAACGAATGTGGAGTGAAAGACCCCAAGACTGCGCAGTTCCGAGATTTTTCTGGTGAGTGGAAGCAGTATAGGTTCTCGCTTACCAAGTAGCTGTAAAGCTTCATCGTTAGTAGTGTATCCGCCAGTTTTCTTATTTGTAATAGGTTTTTGTCCGAGTAGTCCATAGAATAACTCCTGCATTTGTTTAGGTGATTTGATGTTGACTTCGTAGCCGAGAACAGCTTTGAGCCACTGTTCGCGCTCTTCCGTACCTTGTAACAGTTCCATGGAGAATTCCCCACGAACCTTGTGATCCATGCGCAAGCCTTTGTCCATAGTCTTCAGAACAGACTTGGCTAAGCGGTTCTGGAACTCACTTACAGCTTCTAGCTTGAGGGCTTTGACCGTAGCTTCAGTAGCGTCGATGATTTCGTAAGTACGCACACTGTCCATGCAGCAGTAACGCCAGTAAGCAATTTCACCTTCACCGTTTTCACCATCCTGCCAACTTGTACGATCGTCTTTCCAGTGGAGGTGGTGTTCACAGTACATTGAGGATAGGAAGGAGAGGTTCTTATCGAGGTTGGAGAAGCAGCTGTGGTGCGTGAGCATTGTGTCAGCTACAGTGTAGAACGGAGTGAAGTGCCAATGTCGAAGGATGTACTGAGCATCGTAGTTGAAATTCTGCCCGATGATCTGGGATACTTGAAAGATTTGGTAAATCCAGAAAACTATCCGAGCTTCTTCTTCGACAGTCCAATGCCCTTCAGGTTTGAGTACGTTCATGAAGGGAATGCAGATGGACTCCGTTTTGGACTTAGCAATGGACATGCAGGATATATGACCTGCACGAGTCTCAATATCTACAGAGTAGCGTAAAACTTTGCCTGCAGCTTGAGCTTGCTGGGCAGCTTCATACAACTCTTTCAGGTAATCCACAGTATCCGCATAATTGCCGTCAAGTACAAATTTGTAATCCACGGCAATTAATTCCCTACTGTGCATTTCCCTGCGCACACGCTTAAAGTCATACACAGCCAAGGTACGCATCTTCCACTGTGACATCACCATTCCAGGGGCAATAGTAGGAATCACTTTGAACCCTGAAACTAAGGTGCAAGCCATTTCCGAGCCACGCCACTTGGTAACACCGAGTTCACCTGTAAGTGCCCACATTGCAAGGTTGCCCAAGGCGATGATTACGTTAGGCTGGATTTGCTTGATTTCAGCTTCCAGTGTACGCACACCTTCCATGACTTGCGGAGTTACCCACCTACCTTGGAACTTCACATGCTGTGGGGTGATCTTCGCTTTCGTCGGCGCCATTAAGCTGTCGATGTTGTTACCTTGCACACGAGTACGCACCACCATAGTCTGAAAGCAGCTATCCTTGAAGATCTGAGCCTCCCCAAGCATCTTCTTGAGTTCAGTACCAGCGGAACCAGCAAAAGGGGCGCCTTTCATTAGCTCCTGCTCACCTGGAAACTCACCCACTATCATGACCTTGCAGTTCTCAGTTGGTCCGATTGGGTATACTACTGCATCATATTGCATATATTCTCCCTGCTAGTGTTGCTTGTTATTTTTTGCCCATCATGGAGTTCAGTTCAGCAGTCAACGCGTCTGCATCCATTGGAGCACCTTGGTTTTCCACGCTCTTCAAACGCTTCAAGCTAATGGAGAAGTATTCAGGATTAAGTTCTAAGCCTGTTGCCTTTACCTTCAAATTGTGAGCTGCTGCGAAGATTGTACCTGAACCACAAAATGAGTCTAGCACGGAGTCTCCAGCGCGGATAGAGCGTTTTAGCAAATCTTCATACAATGCTGTGGGTTTTTGTGCACCGTGGGTCAAGTTTGCGTCTTGCACAGTACTGATGACATCTGAAGCAATCATGTTGGTTAGCTTTTTACCCTTGATCGCGTAGAGGATGGTTTCGTACTGACGACGTGGGCCTCTGTCTGGTAAGGGAACGCGACCACTGTTCGGCTTGTGAGCAATTAGCATTGTGCGGAAAACGTACCAGCCAGCGTCTTGCATCATCTGCTTGAGTTCGTGGAAGTTGTCTTGGTCGCAGAACACGTAAGCATGGGCTTGCTGCTTAGCTACACGATAGGACAGTACGCACCACTGCTCCATAAGTTGGCGCCAGTGTTCGTAGTCATCCTTGTAATGATGTTCGCTGTTCACGAGCTTACCAGCACCGTCACCGAATTCATCTGCACCCATACCATAAGGTGGGTCAGTGAGGATAACGTCAAACTGCTCAGGATTAGCTTCGGACATCCACTGCAAGCAGTCCACGTTCAAAACTGTATGCATTGAGCTGTTGAAGGTCTTCCCTACGACGGCAGCGTGCTCAATATTTTTGCGAGTTTCTTCCTGTTTTTTAAGGATTTTGAACGCTTCTTCCGTAGTCTTTGCTTTTTGTACTTCAGGGTTGTTAAGGTGTTTAGCGACAATGATTTCTTTACGAACGGCGTCTTGGTAGCTGCCATCACTTCTTCCCCTTGTTTCCATTGCTGTATCTGCGATTGTGTGAACTCGTCCATCTGCCATAGCTTGACGACTGCGCAAGCTGTGTAACTTTGCCATAGCTGTACTACGTTCTTGCCATGTGAGGTCAGTGCGGTGGAGGTTTTCGTCGAGTTCGGCTTCTTCGGCTTGCAAAGGTGTCAGGTCTTTTAAGAGGCTGTAAGGCACAGCGTCTTTTGTGATGGGGATTCCGTTGTAAGTAGGGATTCGATTTAAGAACCAGTTGAGGTCTAAGGCTCGAATACGACATTCCCCTGCTACTAGGACTAAGTGATCTGCAGGAAAATTCTCTTCAGCATGGGGAGGGCGTAGCACTGGTGCATGCATTAAACCCTTATTGTATACAGATTCTGCTAATTCATTAGCTTTTTCAGGGTCAAATTCTTGCCGCTGTCTGTCTTCTTTAATGATGATCTTATCACGGGAAATGGTATGGGAATTCATCTTTAGCACTCTCAAATTTGAGGTTAAAACATGGGGACATTACCCGCAAATTTCGATTAAATGGTAACGGTACTATCGAAATTTGCGCGATTTTACGGAGGTGTCTTGCTTGGGTTAGTATTTTTTCCCATTGACACCAGCACGGTTTTCCGGCTTGTGGTCAGCACGTTCGGCGTTGTATTGCATCTTAGCAGCGAGGGCTTCAGCGAGGCGATAGTTCTTGGCACCTGCGAGGTCGCAAATGCGGATGATACCGTCAGCGAGTTCAACTTCAATACTAAGGAATTCTGGTAAGTGCTCATCTTGCAGGTTCTTGCGATGACCTTCCATAGCTTCACCGATTTCGGATACTACTAGCATGAGCTTTTCTGGCACGTTGTCAGCTTCTTTAGTGCTTAAGCCGGTACGGAGGTCTTTCCACCAGCCGGATGCATCAGCAGCACCGTGGCATTGTTCGATGAGGACGTTGACTGAAGCAACGAGGAATTGAGGGAGTAACTGGAATACTTTGGACATTTGATTCTCCTGAGGAGTTGAAGGCACTGCTGTTAGAAGGAAGTAGGCTGTGCAATACCGCGAATAGCCCACATGAAGCCAGTCTGCAATTCAGTCTTGCCGATTGCAACGCAGCGCTGGTCGTTTGTTGAAGTAGCTTGTAGCTTAGTAATCCATTCGCCTACCTTTGCTGCAAGCTCTTTGCCTTCGTTCATCATGTCGATTTCTTCTTGACTTAAGTCACGATAGCCTTTGATTTTTTGATGCTGATTTTCCATAGCAGTCTTTCTAAGTAAAGTTAGTAGAAACAAAAAAGCCCTAGATTCTGGAGAAGGTTCTAGGGCGTTACCTTTATTCAGCCGTGTGGCTTATTACACTGCTGCGACTTTGCGAATTTCTGCGAATACTTCGCCAGGTTCCTTTTCATTGTCACGATGTGTGACTTGAACTTTTGCCATACGACCTGGGAGTTGTCCGAAGGAGAATTGCTGACCTGCTTGGTTCAGGTTTAAAGCTTCGCGGAGTTTGCCCAAACCGATGTTCTTACCTTTGGACATATCGAGCTTGCCGTCAGGTGTCAAGTCCAACATCAAACCTTGACGACATTTGATTGTTTCACGACCGAGGAAGTTTTTCACTTCTTGATCTTCGATTAGCCATTCAACGTCGAGAGCTACGCCAGACTGTGTGCCGTCTTTTGATTGCCAAGTACGTGGAGTTACTTTTTCAATTAACGCTGCATATTCACCGACAGGTACTGGAATAAGTTTCGTGTCATTGGATTCTGTATAGGCTGCATCGAGGAAGGCTTGTGGGTCGAATAAAGACATGATGTATCTCCTGAAAAATTAGCATGATTGCTAGGGGTTAAGGCCTCCACATCGAGGAGGGTTCCGCGTTGAGGAGTGTTACAACTATCGTTTAGTGTTGCTCAGATGTCAATCTGTTTTTGTGCAGTTTGTTGTAGAAGTTTGGAAGGCTTCAAACAACTCCGCCACGGGATTTCCACTTAGCAAGGATGGGGGCAAAGCTAGGAGGTAATCCTTGAGCAATTGCAAGATTACGTGTTTTCACATCGGCTAAAGCACTTCCAGTATCCCAACTGAATTTACTGCCTTCACGCACAGTGAGGATAATGTCACTGAACATAGGCATTAGCTTTGGGGCAAGCTTGGAGCCGAGGGCAGATGCCATGAGCTTTACACCCCCAAGGACTTGGTCAGTTTCGCGTTCAACGTGAGCTATTAGGGCGAAGTGACAGCGGCATTCATCGCACAGCATACGAATAAGACGCTCTACCTGATCTTGAGCAATGCCCCAATCACTTTGGGATTTTACTGGCTTGCCACCGACTACTAAGGACATTGCAGCACGTCCCATGCCTGTTAAACCGTCAACTACTACTGCACGAGAAGGGGAGAACTCATCAATGGCGCCGAACTCTTTACCTGTGCGGTCATCTTTGAAGTTGTTCATGCAGGTAAGAAGCTTGAGAAACTGATCATGCTTTGCACGGTCGGGGTCAACAGCTTTTGCTAAGGTGTCAAGTGCCATTGTGTTTACGCGAGTGGAACTGGCAAGCATGTCCTTGAACGAGTTCTTAGGCGCAGCGATCTGGTGCCAGTATAAGTTAGGCGGGATTGGGAGTCCACGATCTGTCCAGTAGCCGAGTAGGGATTCCTGACCGGATTCTAGGAAGATTGCGAAAACTTCTACACCGCTGTCGACTAGGGTTCCAATGCTGTGAGTTTTACCTGTACCTGCAGGCCCCATTAGCATCACGTTGACCCCTGGGAGGAGGGACACTGTAGAGGTAGCTGGAGCTGGGGTAGGAAGGGTTTGTGCTACTGTGGTCATAGTATTTCCTCTGGGTAAGTTTTAAGCAGGATGTCAAGTTCCCTACGCAGCACTGCTTCCGGCATTGCATGGTTGAACTCAGCATCCCATGATTGGTAAAGTGTACCTGCAACTACTAGCCACTGGCCTACTTTGTGGTGTTTGCTGCAAGGTACGTTTGTTACTATGTACGGACGGAAGCGACCTGTCGCGGAATCTTCTATCGGACACTGTGCCCAGATTTCCCCACACTCAGGGCAGAAGTAGGACTTACTGCTTGGGTGTGTTTTGGTTTCGTGGACAGGTACTGTGGTACGTTGCGCTGTGCCATAGTGCTTGCCGTGAATCCAGAAGTGCTGGAGGTAGCGTGTAGGGAATAGGGACATTGCTGGTTAGCCTTCGAGTACAGTTGCAGCTGCTGTGTGTTGATAAAGAGCTTCAAAGAGGGCTATGTCTTTATCAGTAAAGGCTAAAAATCCTACTGTATTCAGCTTACTTTCTTTTAAATGATTCCACAGAGACTGAGAAACTTTATTCAAACGTTTAGCCTCTTCCACACTAAGTACAAGTTCTATTCTGTGGGTAGTTGTTAAAGCTGATTGCATGATACTAACCTTTCAAGCTTTCCATCATACCAGCAAATTCATCTTGCATAGTAGAGGAATCTGGGTTGAACACCGGAGCTGCGACGATTGGGATAACGCGCTGGTGGTTCCAGCTTGCCTCAAACTCAGCAACACTTAGTTCCCTACGGGCTAAAGGATCCCAAACTTTCTGCTCAAAGTACGCTGGTAGCATTGAGTCAGGGTCATTAGCTTTGCAGATTTGTGTGAAGCTGCAGCCACCATATTCTGTACAAGCGCCGTCGAGGTTGTAATCCCAATGACCTTCCTCCCACATACGGATCATTCGCTTGACGTCTTGGATGACTTGGTATTCCCAGCGATCGAGTTCGTACTGTGTACGGTAGGTGCTGACTTCCATAGTATCGTACTTAGTTTTGAGGATGCTAACACCCCTTACGATGGAGCCGACAGCTTTAATACCTTGCTTTCTTGCCGCCCACTGATAGCCAGTGAATTGGCTCCGCATTTCCCAAGACTTTGCCCAAGATTGCCCGAGGGAAGTTGTAGTCTTCTCGTCGTAGCAATAGACTCCCCCAGCTCTTTCCGCCAGCATATCAGCTCGCCCTGTGTAAAGGATTGGCTCTCCAGTGACTGGATGTAAGATGTCGAGAGGCTCTGCAAACGAGAACTCAATGCCGCGACGTCCACTGCTGAGAGTGATCGGGTTGGCTCCATCATTACCGAGCGGGTACTGGTCGAAATAGAACTCCAGCGCTCCACACATTCTTTCGAGAGTCTTCGATGAATCGGCTGGAGGTTGGAAATCACCATAGTGTTCAATAAGCTTTCGGAGACCTTGAGCTTGGCTAAGTTCAGCGTTGTTGGGGACGACACTGTACTGGGTCTTTGCGGAGCTTGGGTTGCTTGGGTCTTCGCAGACTTCGATGATGCCGGAGTAGTAAGCCATGCGCGCAGCTTCAACTCCTGACGCAAAGGCGCCGCCAGCAACGAGGTGGACAGACTGAGCGCGAGGCTTCCAGTGTTGTACATACTGACGCATAGCTTTTTGTGGGCAGCTACGGAAGGTGGAAAGGATTGTGCTGTCAATTGTATGAGGGAACATCGGGCGTTCCAGTAGGACTGGAGGATGGAAAGCTGGCATAGGGACTCCTTGGTGGGGTTTGTCATTGGAAAACTCCTGTTGAAAGAGCGAATTTCTCTGCTGCATTGTTTGCTGGCTTAGTTCGTGGAAGTACTTACGATCCGCAGCAGAGAAGGGATAAGAGCTACTCACAGCATGAGTTGAGAAAGTAGGTCATCGCTGTCGATTGGCTCTGCTTTAGCTTTTGCAGTAGCTTTCGTAGTTTTTGACTTGGCGGATACAGCTGATGCAAGTGTGCGTTCACCGCGTATTGCTGCGATTGCGACAGCCATTTCTTCCAGAGTGATGGTGTTGTCACGACACTTCTGACGCCAGATCTGACTTTGGGATTGGATTACTTCGGACACTTTGGACTCCTTAGTTAGGTTAAAAATCATAATTGCCATGTATTACACTATTGTATTCTACGGTAATTATCAATACAGTTTTGTCAAATCTGGGAAAGTGAACCCATTGCGGGCATAAATTTGCTGAAGTTTCGGAAGAATTGCCCCAAAATGACACTTCCCTTCTTGATCATGGCACCAAAGGTCATGTACATCTTGGAGTCTCTCCAGAAGTTGGTAGTGGGTAACATAAAAGCTTGTACTTTCCCCGTTCCCTTCTAGTCTTTGTAGATGATGTCTTAGCAGACAGCCTAACCCCTCCCTATTGTGCTCAGGACTGAACTCTTCATCAGTAAGTAAGCACCCCACAGCGCACATCAAGCAAGTTCCATTTTCTATAGGCTTGCGGTACACACATCTTCCAAGTTCCATAGCAGGTTTTCCTTGCTTATACAAGTGCGCAACAACAAAATCAGCAACTTGCTGCGGCGTGCTATCCAGTGCAATATTCGGCATAATAATTCCAATCATAATCAGCAGTTATAGGGGGGGTACGTCAATGACTTATCTTATCATGGATTTCGCCCCGTGTCAATACAGTTAATTGTAGTCTTGTTCCAGCGCTTTTATGAACTTAGCTGGTCGTGGGGTAGGGCTTATAGTAGGCGTACTGTCCAGTTCTGTGTACCAGACCTCCATACCACAAGCAAGAGCTACGAGTATTTCTAATCCAGCACCTTCAGATAATCCCCAAAAGGGAAGCATACAGATATGGGTGCATTGCAGTAACTTCGTGAATCCTAAGCGCATGAACTTTTCACGGGAACTGGTCATGGGAATGCTATGCTCTGCTGGGCTAATTACTACAGCACCTAGGTCACGAAGATCTGCTGCTACTTTGTGGAACAGTGGGTAGTTGAAATCTGCGTAACCAGTCATCGGACCAGCTAGGTAGACAACTTTCCCTGCTAAAGGGTGTTTTGTTTGTTCGGTCATTGTAAGCTTTCGGTTAATTGCCGTAGAATACGGATTTGTAATCCACGGCAAGAATTGATTATTGATTCGGTAAGTGCTCTTTGATTAAATCAGCTATACGATCCTCTAAGATACGCATTAGAGAGTCAGAAAGTATCTGCAAATAATCGGGAGGTAACTGCCCTCCAGGGATTTCCTTGGGGCGCAGCAATCCTTTCTTTTCTAAGCAAGGGAAGCACAGATCAATGTGGGTAGCCGCTTTTACATAGTTAGCATCAGATTTATTCCCTGCTTTCCATTGCAGATCCCACTTAAGAGTCTGCATCCCGACTTCTTTCAATTCCTCAGGAGTGTAGATTTTCTTGCAGCAATCGCATTGATGAGTAGTAAAGGTAGACATGGTATGGATTCCTTGTTAAGCTAAGTACAGCGTTTTACGTGGACGGGAACTAGCAACATACAGACACTGAAAAGCTTCGTAGCGTTCGCGATTCATCAAAATATCTTGGTAATCTACGTACACTGTGTCATATGTACTACCTTGTGCGCGATGAGCTGTAATCGCATAGGCATACTTCACTTCATGGAAGAGTTCCTTCAAACTCCAGTACTTTTTCCACTTCTTCGGATCAGCTCTTGCTTCGTGTGCGAGGATTTGACAAGCATTTTCGAATAATTGAGTACTTTGCGGGTCGAGTACTAACAAACGAATTACTTGATTGTACTCTGTACGACAGCGGAGTTCAATAGCTTTGAAGCGATTGTCCAATGGGTGCAAACAGCGAGCAACGCTTTCCACAATAGCTTCTTCATCAGTTGCCAGTACCACGTCATCCCCTTGCATACAGGGAGCAGCACCGATAACCTTTTCCCCTACTTCATACACATCGGCCCCAGCCCCGAAAATGGCAGAGCGAATAAGCTGATTGTATTCAAGCACTTTAACATTCCGCCAAGCAATTACTTTGCAGGCATTAGTATCCACGAACTTCCCTGCTACCGCAGCATCGTAGATCATCTTCTTGAAGTGCATCTTGGCTACCTTGAACACTCCTTCGCCCTCAGCATTGTCATTGAGTATAGCTATGTTTTGGATCGGTGCCTTCATTGCCTCACGTACTCGGGTAACGAACGTGAGGATCTGATTATCGTGCCGCATGACCTGTCTTAAGCTAGCGCCGTTGGCGATTTGCCAAATAGGGGATTGACGTTCTTTAACTGGCGGAAGTTGATAGCGATCCCCAGAGAAGATGACTTTCAGACCGAATTTCTCTGTAGTCTCTTGAATTAACTTGAAGAGTTTCTGAGGAATCATGCCTGCCTCATCCACAACTATCAAGTCAAACTCAGACAGGTCAATGGGCTTGCCTGTAGAGAGTTCCTTAGTCTCCCCATTGGACGTGATCCGTAAGTTCAGCAAAGCGTAGATGGTACAAGCTTCCCCTACTACCTTACGGAGTTCTTTTGCTGCTTTGTTAGTAGGTGCTGTGAAAGCCACCTTGCCATGTGAAGCTTTGAATTGGGAAGCAATCTCCCGAAGCAGGAAAGTTTTACCTGTACCTGCACTGCCGTCTAAGACGAAGTATGGGATTTCAGGTGAAGGGTCTGACACAAAAGCGCTTAACTGCTTGAGTGCATTGTCTTGATCTGCACTTAGTTCGAACTTGCTCATAATGAGTCCTCAAGTTTGGTTGGTAAAGGTACTACGGTACTACCCAGCAAGTGGTATTACCAGCTGGGCATCTAATTTGGCAAAGTGTTCCCGAAGCAAGCGGGATACAAGCTCACTCTGCGCTCCATGCGGAATCTTCCCTGTAAGGTCAGACATTAACTCCAACTCCATACGCAAGGCGACATCCTGCGGAATGTACAGAGTTTTCTCAATCTTTGGAATTACTGGTTTTGGACGTGCCATTTGAAGCTCCTATTTCTGGTTAGTGTTGCTGGGTTTACGAACTGGGTGCAATCGTGCAAAGATTTCTGGGCAAGCAGGGGATTTCGGATCAGCCCTGCATTGTAAGATTTGCTCTTCGCGCGTGAACATACCGTCTAAGTATCCCATGAGGAGGGTTCCTAGAATGATAATTAGAAAAAGTTGTATACCTGCGAGATAGAGCCGCTTGTTTACAGATTTGTCGATGAGGACAAGTTCATAGTGTTCATCATCGTATTGGGCTGAACGGTAGGCCATTATTCGTCTTCCTCTCCAGTGAAAAGTTCTTCATCTTCATCTTCATCTTCATCTTCATCTTCATCTTCATCTTCATCCCATTCCTTTTCCAGTCCGTCTTCATCTTCATCTGGATGTGGAGTTTCCACTTCATCCCATGCAGTCTCTAGCCCAGCAAAAGCAGGCTTTTTTGCCTCGTCCTCGGACTGATCAAGCTCTGTAGGATTTAGACTGCTTTCATCCTTCTCATATCCGATAGCTGTCAGCTTCTGCAACTCCTCGAAGATCTTTGCTTGTTCTTCCGCGTACCGCTTCGCAAACAGAGCTTGCTTGTTCATGAGGATTTGGCGCAGTGCATCACGCATTTCAGCTTTTGTCAGTATCGGCACGTTGACTGTGATAGGGTAAGGCTGTGTATATTCACGGGAGCACTCAGCTGATTCAGTTATCTTTGATGACCATAAGCTAGTGGAAGGATCCCCTCCTGTGAGCATCTGATTCAAATCCCACTCGCTGTAAGTTGGGTAATAAGTTTCTGGACGTGTAGCTGGGAGAGCTACTGCAGTTTGTTGCGTTACTTGAGCATTATTGCTGTTAGACATGATGACTCCTGTTGGTTGAAGGGTGCTGCAATTAAAAGATTTTGTTTGATACACCAGTTGTAAGCAAGTTTTTCCCAAAGGTCTTCTTGCTTGGTAAATGGTAGCCTTATCCCATAATGGGAATAACTGATAGCCCAGCGATTTTCCAGCTTAAGGATTCTAGGCTTGTACATTACCAGCTCCATTGTAAGGTGCCATACGATCCATTGCCTCTTGCAGATCAGCATAGCGTTGGTTCATTTCTGCCAGTTGCTTTTCCAATTCCGCAATACGCTCTGGGCTTTTCGCTGCGCGTTCAGCAAGGAAAGCTTCATGCCATTCGTCAGTTGCTTCACACTGTGTGGAGTACAGAGCTCGCAAAGTTTCATGCTGATCAGCTGTGTATAAGGGAACTAATGAAGAATGCCAGCAATTCGTGGTGACTAAAGACATATAACTGCCGTGTTCAAATACATTCTTTAAGGCAGTTGAATTTATCCAGATTGTAGCTGGTTGTATGGGGCTGTTCATTCCGCCACCCCCTTAACTGGAGGGAGTGGTGACAACCTCCAGTGAGTGTATTGATGTAAGCTCATGTAAGTTTCACTAGGCAGTAATTTCCAGCATTTACGCCCAAATGAATCTATAAGAACTGCAAATCTCATTTCATCGGGCGCCTCAATATCTGCAATTACTATATCTTCACCTAATTCTGGCAAACGCTCTTCAATGCTAACCCAGCCCTCTTGCCTCACTGGCTCTTGCGCTGGTACTGCTGTTAGCGCTGCTTGGGAAGCTAAAGCTTGCCTAAATCCTGCAGTATATGCAGTTGCCCCATCTTCACAACCTGTCATACCTTTATCCAATTGATAAAGCAAATAGATATCTTCATCAGTAAAGTTTCTCATTGCTGATCCCCTTCAACAGTAATCTCTTCCAAACCTTCCACAGGATATCCATCAAACGCCAAGCAATCTTCGCAAACTGCCAGCTTTTCATCAAAGTACCGAACTTCCTTCTGGAAAGTGTCTGTATGCTTGTCCACTTTAATCAGCCGTTCAATCGTTGCATTACTGCGATGCGTTTGGCGTTCGTAGAATCCAGCGAATACTACATTGTAAGTCTTGCAGCGAAGACATGTGCAGCGAGTGAAAGCTGCAACATTCGCCTTTTTGTGCCATTCGCGAGCTGCTTCCCACTTACGCAAGAGGTCATTGTTGGTGTCACGTTCTTCCTTGCTACCGAAACCGTTAGCTGCAGCCTTACGAATCTGCTTCATCTGCTCACGCTGGGAAACAATAGCCATTGACTCAGACAATAGATCGTCTAAGCTGAATATTTCTTGAGTTTTTTGGGCGATGGGTGCTGGAGTGCCAGCGAGGAGATCGGTACTTTCTTCAAGCAGATCATCAAGATCAGAATCTTCGAAGATATTATCCGGCATGGTATGACGAGAGTCGTCATTTGTTGCATGGTGGTTCATAGGTTAGCCCCTATATCGAATTGTAGAATACTACGCGAGTAGGCAATCGGTTTTTAATTGCCATGTATTACAATATCGTATTTCACGGCAATTATCAATACAGTTTTGAACCCGCAAACCCCAGAAAGAAAAATCCCCTAGGGAACGAATTCCGAAGGGGATTTTAATGTCGTGCTATGGGCTAACATAGCACTGCAATGTGGAAGGGAAGGACTTAACCTTCTGTAGTTTCTACGGCTTCCGCATCACCAGACAATGAGCTTAACAATGCATCTGTGTCAACAGCATTTTTGCTAGGTTTCTTCGCTTTTTCAGATTCCAAACGATCAACGATTGGTTTGATTGCTGGGTTCTGACGCAATGCAACTTTTTGCGCTTGAGTTTTATCTGCCAAGAATGCGCGGATGACCGACATATCTTTACCTGATTGCTCAACCAATGCACGGGCAAGGATACTTGCGCCAGCCATGCCATTAGCTTCGCGTGTTGCATTCCATTTGCCTTCATACAAGCGGTCGATCAAAGTGTCGATAGCAAGTACAGCATCGTTGATGTCATCCAGACCGCTGATCTCATCGCCGAGTTTTTGCTCAGCACCGTGCAATGCAAAGGTTGCGATCAATGCTGGCGGTAATGTGAACAAGCGGAACTCGCCGTTTACGAAATCCAAGCGAACTTGCAATACACCGTTGTCAGCAACGATAGATGTTTTTTGCAGTTTACGCTTACCTGGAAATTCAACGATCACACCGTCAGTCATTGTTACGGTATTTACTGTTTTTTCGATAGCTGCCATTTTGTTACTCCCTGTAAAGGTTAAAAAGGTTTGTGTTTTGTGTGACTGAACGACATTTAAAATTTGTGTGCATGTCGTTGATTAGAATTTAGTTTGGGC